ATATCTATTAATACTAGTAAGCCCTAACCCTAAAGCCTGCGGCGCCAAGAGGCGCACGTCGCTGCGCTCCGATATCCGCGCCTTTTAGCGTTGCTAACTTTTAGCGATATAAGGGGTATTTCAACTTTTTAGCGATTCTAACTAAGTCACCCCCGAGTCTTCAACCACTGGCTAGTGACTATGCCATAGTTAAGATAACTTATATATAGTTGCATAGAAAAAAAATTCTTTTAGCGAACTTTTTTTTTATTTTTATTTTTTTAATTATTTTTCATCCAAAAATTTGGAAAAAATTGTATGTCCTCATTCCGTATAGAATCAAAGAATATTTTTCTAACGTACCCACAATGTCAAACGAACTTATCAGAATTTCAAAAGAGAATCAACGAACACTTCGGAGAGAATCTGGAGAAGGGAGTGATCTCTCAGGAGACCCACAAGGATCTGGGGCTACACCTGCACGCAGCACTATGCCTAAAGGAACGAATACGCTCCAGAGACAAAAGAGTTTTCGACAGCCTAGTCGATCCACCCAAACATCCGAACATCATGACGAGGTTCAAAGGAGGTATGCTGAAAGCTTTCAAATATGTGATGAAGGATGGGAATTATATAAGCCTGGGACGAGCCTTCGACCTAAACGCCTTTATCGAGGCAGCGGAGAAGAAGAAGTCGACGAAGACTGCTTTGATCCTAAAAGACATCAAGGAGGGCCAGACGCTGGACGACCTCGTGGAGGACCACAGCGAATACTTGCTAACAAACCTCCGCAAGGTAAAGGAGTATCTAGAATTCCTATCTCTGCGAGAAAGACGTTTGCAGTTTGCAGAGGCCCAAACACAAAAGGTCCTTGTTCGGCCTGCAGACAACTTCTGCTCGAGCTGGAATCAAGAGATTGCTTCTTGGCTCAAACTGAATCTGAGGAAGAAGAGAGCTCATCGTCAGAAGCAGTTGTGGATTTGTGCTCGTCCGGGGATGGGGAAGACTTCTCTGATCATGATGATGGAGAAGGAGTTTAAATTATCAGTCTATTACTGGCCGAAGGAGGAAGTATGGTGGGATGCATACTCTGATGGGGCTTATGACTTGATTGTTTTAGATGAATTCCATTCACAAAAAACAATTACTCAACTCAATCCAATCCTATCAGGAGATCCCACACCTTTGTCTCGAAGATGCTCCGCTCCTCTCACCAAAAGAGATAACCTACCTGTTATCATAATGAGCAACTACTTGCCAGAAGAATGCTTCAGCAAGGTAGCTGCCAATGCTCCAAGTAAACTTGAACCACTACTGGACAGACTTGTCATAGTCCAAGTAGACGGCCCGATCCGAATAGTTCCAGAAATAGAACTAATTGAAGAGGGAACACCGGACCATAAAGGCCCCCCTCCTTCAACGAACGTATTCAGTCCTTGGTCACCCAGTCCTTGGTCACCCAGTCCTGAATTGCCTAATTTTCCAGGGGTATTTAACAGGCCCCTGGGAGATGATGATGAAGAAGAGGCTAGAATGGAAGAGAACTTCCGATTCTTAAACGATCCCGACTACTTTAAAAATATGGGTCGTTATCGTTTAATAAGAGCAACTTATGCTCTCCATAATTAAATGAATTTAATTAATAAAAGGTTAATTTAACACCAGATACTCAGTCACACAAGATGTTACTATCTTGCGCGCAAACGTATCAGTTAAATAATTCGAGACATGCCTACTCATTGACCTTTTATATTTTATTTTAACCACGTAAACGTGAAGCCCCTCCGCACCAATCAAGCTTGGGGCTGCGGGGCTGAACAGCGAGAGTAATATTAGAATTTTTCTCGCTGTACAGCCCCGGGAGTTTTTAGCGATAGACCGGGGCCTAAGAAAAAAAAATTTTTTCTTTTTATATTTTTTGTTTTTTCCTAAAATTTTTAGAAGTTAAAAACCCATCGTCAAAAATGAGTTGCTATGATGAAGATTATGGTGAACCAGAATTAAAAGGTGTAGACGCGTCACTAAGAGTTGATATAGGAGGAATTACTACTGGGACTACAGGACCTAGTGGAGGACTTCTAATAAATAACGTATATAGAGGTGACCAACCATATCAAAGAATCGGAGATCACATAGAGTTAAAATCACTCTATGTAAGGCTGACTCCAATCTGCAGATATGCACCAGCTGCGGACGGAGGAGGTATGTTGGCAAACATTATGAGAGCGGTGGTTGTCTTCGATAGATACCCAAACGCTCCAGAAGATAATCTGTTACCAGAATACTATGAAGTGTTCTTCAGAACATTCACAAATGGCACTGGAAACAGCGGGCCTTGTGCAGGCCTAGCATATGGAACCGAAAGAAGATTTGAGATCCTAGGAGAGAAAACATTTATATCATCTCCTAAAATGTATTATCCTCCCGGAGATCTCTCAAGAGCTTCTGAAGAAGCTTTTGACTGGGAAGAAGAATATTGCTTGGATGGATTATCTACCGATTTCACAGACGTAAACACATCAACAACAATCGAAGATATCCAAAATGGTGCTATATACCTATATGTAAAAGCACTAGTAAACACAAGCGGACTAAGTCAGTGGTATTTACCACCAACAAGCTGGGCTCGTCTTCGTTACACAGACGCATAAAGCTTTATGGGAGGGCGGTGGGTTGTAAAATAAAGCAACCTAACGGACGCTAAAGTGTAACGAAGATATATATTAATTAAATGTAAGTTTTTTTTATTTTTATTTTTTTATATTTTATTTTTATGAAGTGTGGTTATTTTTTTATTTGTTTTGGAACTAAAGAAAAAAATGTTAGCAAGAGATCTGATCAGAAAAAGAGCGATAAAAAGGTTTAGACCTAAAGTGAGTGGATATGCAAAAGACATGACCACATCAATCATAGCAAAACGCGGGCTAAGACCTATAAGGCGAAGCAATACTGTAATTCAAGAAAGAAACAGAGGAGAGGTGAAAGGGGTGGACACTCCAATCAACGGCATCAATCTTGGTTTTCCCAATATGGATTCCAATGCATCAGGTGTCTGCCTGAATCTAATCCAGACAGGATCCGGATACTGGAACCGAGAAGGGAGAAAGATCCAGCTAAAAAGTTTAAGGATCAAGGCAACACTTGATTACGTCGCATCGCCAGTTTCAATTAGCATAGGAGCCCAAAACATTAGGGTTGCAGTCATATATGACAAAAGTCCTAATGGCGGTACACTCCCGAAATTTAACGAAATCTTTGCACATACCGACCAGACAGGCACTGCTGCAACGGTGTGGAATAGCCCACAGTCTTTCAAATCGATGCAACGATTTACCATCTTGAGAGATAAAGTATATGACTTCGACCCTGCCAGTTATGTTGGAACAACTGGAGGGGAAGTCGAAATGACACAAACAATCGACGAATATATCAGGTTAGATGGCTACGACACAGTCTACGCATCTACAGCCAACCCCGCCACAATCGCAGACGTATATAGCGGAGGGATATATTTATATGCAATGGCCTCATGGGACACAGACATTACAAGAACACTCTTTGATCCTTCTAGCTTTGCCAGATTAAGATATTTGGATTAAAAGAAACGATGTTTAAAATAAAAGGTTAATTTAACACCAAAAACATATCTATTAATACTAGTAAGCCCTAACCCTAAAGCCTGCGGCGCCAAGAGGCGCACGTCGCTGCGCTCCGATATCCGCGCCTTTTAGCGTTGCTAACTTTTAGCGATATAAGGGGTATTT